CGTAAACACGTTCATCAGCTACTTTATTGTTTGTTCTGAATAAACCTTGTACAGCTTTGTAGTTATCTGCCTCCTTAGCTTTTAAAGCAATATGAGCTATAGCCTTACGTGAGTTAGGTCCAAGTATCATGCCATCTAACATGGCATCAGATAATGGATTAGTAGGTACAAATAACGGGTCTATATAACCAGCTAATTGACCATCAACATCAACTACATTCTTAACAGCAGCTCCTGGTGGGGTTATTCCAATACCAGCTAATTCTGTTTCACTAGCTAAACCAGGTGTTATATCTTTATCGTAGCCTGTAACTGTTGGGTCTTGTAACTTCCTGATTGCTTTACCGTCTCTAATAACTTGACGTTTGTTTTGCCTATCTCTGATGATTGATTCACCAATGTTTTGAGTAGCGTCTGAAGAACCTGTTGTAACAGCTTGATTAATTATTTTAGCTTTCTCTTCATTTAAAAGTTTAATTTGATCTTTAGATACACCACCACTCTCAATAACTGCATCTATATCAGCTACTCTAGCTTTAGTATCTAGTTCTAAATTATCAAGTAATAACTTACTCTTCCAAGCTTTAGACTTTTGACTACCAGGTATTATACCCCTCAGTAGTGGTCTACCAGCAGTAAGTGTATAAGCTATTAAATCTCCTACACCCTGAAGAACACCTTCATCCAACATACCTAATAATCTATTGACTCTAGGATCAGTCGCATCAGCATCAGCTAAGTCTCCAAGAGTAGGAAACATACCATTAGGACCAGCAAACCAAGGTGCAGCTTTAGCTAGTCTTTCAAAGTTCTTTGGATGTAAAATTAATCTATTCTCAGCATCTCCACCGTAATCACTTATACCAGCGACACCCATGGCGATACCTACACCACTACTAACATTAGCTACAGCTGTAGTTGTTGCTGGTAGGTTTGCTGCTGTAATAGCTGACTGTGCTCTTCCTTGTGTAAATATAGTAGCTGCAATAGGACCAGCTATCTCTCTAAACCTTTGAGCATTAGGATCATTAAAACCAGTAATTTCATCCCATTTATCATTGACTACTCCTAAACCTGGTACCCTGCCAATAGCATCTATAGGTAGATCTAATATACCCATACCAATAGCATGAGTCCAATTACTTGGATCCCAATCTAGTTTTGTATTTTTATGTGCTGTCCAAGGAGAAGTAACAAAACTCTTAGCAATATTTAAAGCTTTATTAGTTTGAGGTTCTTCAACATTCTCTTTAGGAGATTCTGGTTGTTCTGGTAGTTGTTCCTGGTTAACTGCTTCTTGTTGTACCTCTTCGTCTTTCTTCTCTACTTCATCTTTAATTGTAGGAGAAAATTGATACCCTGTATTAATTACCATGATAAATTATATTCCTCATAATTGATTAGTAGTGGAGATGGAAGACCTTTACCTCCAAATGGGAAGTTTTCAGATGTTGTATTTTCAGGATCAGTTAGTATGTTTCTAAGAGAATTAGACATAAAGGCTGGATTTCTAGCTGATGATGGGTTATTAGCTAACTCCATTGCCTTTTGAAGATCTTCATTAGTTTGAGCAATTTGTATTTTGCGTTTAACTTGTGGTTCTTCAGCTTTATCAATCCAAGCTTTTTGTAAAGTTTCAAAGTTAAATGCTTTATCATTATCTAGTAAGCCTGCACTTTTAGCTAAGTATGCTTGCTCTCTATAGAAATCCATTGGAGTAGGATATCTCTCAGGCATTCTTCTAGACATTCTTATTGCTACATCATGATATTTAAAAGGTAAACCTCTTTCAATTCTATTCTCTACTGCTTTAAAATTGTCAGGAGGAATAACCAATCTATGTACAGTTTTATCATCAGTATCTGTTGACTCTAGAAAAAGAGATGTTTGTTCTTCAGTATCTAATGGAAAATGATTTCTATCCTTTTTTTTTTGCTGTTCTTTGTCAAAAGTAAAATTCACAAAATATGATTCTGGTTGACCTGGTAGACGTTTTCCTTGATTCTCATCACCATACTGACCTTTTTTAAATAAACCTTCATCTCCTTTTGCTATCTCATCAGTTAGTTGTTTATGACAAAAATTTCTATCATTTCCACCAACGATACATTTAGAAAACATCTTCTCAGCACCTTTTTTAGCAGCGTTTAAAGAAGTATCCATTTTCTGACCTTTCTCTTTAACTGCTTTAGTTGCTAAAAGATTATGTAAAGCATCGTCTATGTCTTCTTTAAAGTTACCATCATAATCAGCAACTTTTAATAGCTCTTGATTTTTAACTACTTCAGCTATTTGTTCTTGGGTAAACGCATTTTTAGGTAGTTTTGGATTTGTTACGTCTTCATAAGTTGCTGTATAGTCATCTATTTTTTCGTGAGCATCTTGAAGATAAACATTACCATCTATTCTACCTGCTGGAGTTTCTTCCGTAAGATGTCCAAATCTTTCTTGTATAACTGATTGGTCATACTTCTTTGTACGCCATTCTGCGAATTTCTCATCTAAGGCTTCTTTAGTTAAAGGAAAAGTACCTGATTTTACATCAGCATCAAATTGATCAAGTTCTGCAGTTTGTTGAGCTAAATCAGCCTGTGCCTTTAGACCTCTTTTTATCTCGTTATCTTTTTTCTTTTGGTCTAGTAACTTAGAGATATATACCTTGTTACCATCCCACATATTTGATTTTTGACCACCTGCATCATATGGTATTTCCTTTAAAACCTTTTCTGCATATGCTGGTTTACCAGAGTTTACTACAACCTCTAGTAATGTATTTCTAGCTTCATCCTTAGTTGGTAAATTACCATAAATATCTTTAGGTGTATTCTTAATTCTTTCATAGGCGGTATTTGTAGCGTCTACTGCAATTGTAAGATCTTCACTCTCACTTCTTATTGCAATCTTAGCTGTTTCAATATATTTATTAGTATGTTCACCTGAATCTTTAAAAGCCTTATTCAACCTTGACCTACCAAGAATATCACTTCTTGCATTGGCCATCTTCTCATACACTGGACCGAGGAAGTCAGCACTTATCTGTTTTCCATCCTCTGTTCTATATAAGCCATGTCCCTGTAAATATCTAATATTAAAGTCGTTAATAAAAGCTTCCTGTTCTGCAGGGTCACTAAGACCAGCTTTAAGTAAAGCAGACTGTAATGTAGATTTGTAGTTATTACCAGCATCAATTGCTAACGCCTTCTTTAAACCATAATCAGCTGCTTTATTTCGATGTCTGACGAACATCACTTGTTCAGGTGGTGAGCCATCTTTTTGTAAAGCATCAGCTCTTAATTCTAGACGTTGACCACCAAAGAATGCCTCATCCTCAAGTAAATCAGTTCTGAATTTTCTAGCCTCTTCTAACCCGTAGGTTGAATAATACTCAGTAGCAGCTTTAGCAGTTGCATCCCAGTCTGCATTATCTATCTTTTGCTTAGCCTGAATAGCTGATGGGGCTAATTCAACAATGGTTTCTAAAGTAGACTTAACGTTATTACGTTTAGTCTCAGCTTCAAAGTTTTGCTCAGCTATACTTTTATTAACTCTTAAAGCAGCCTCTTGAGTTCGGCTAACCTGAGATTCAATGTTGATTTCTTTTAGGTTAGCCTCTACTGCTTTATTAATTCTTAGTTGATCTGCTTCAGCTTGAGCGTCTTTTTCTTTTTGTTCTTGTAAACGTTTCTGTTCACCTTGCTCATCTTCCTTTTGTTTTTCCCGCATACGGGACAGAGAGATATAGCCAGGATCAATATTACTCCAACCTTTGCCTTGGCTTTGTTGGTATTGTACTCGTGCCATTTGTTTTAATAATTAAACAATGTTTGTTAATTAATTGTCCAAGTTGGACTTGGTGTTTGGACGTAATTAGTTTTGTTACCTCCTCCTAAATCAACTTGATTAGTACCTGTATAAGCATTTGCATAAGCTTTAAAACCTTCTCCTACAGCATTAGCTATAACACTTCCCATACTTGGTACAGGTGTTGAAGCTACGCCTATAATCGGCTTAGGACCAAAGTCAAAGTCTTGTAGGTATCTTGGGAAGATATAGTCAGCTATCGGTGTCTCAGCAGGTCTCAGCGGTGCTGGAGGTGCTTCTGGTTTAAGCATACGTTGTGCGTCAGCTGCACTAATAGCAGCTTGCATATTTAGATTCGTATCCCTTTGAGCATTGATTAAATTCTCAACTAATAGTTCAACTTGTCTACCTTCATCGTATAGCTGAGTTTGAGCAGCCTTAGCTGCACTAACACCAGCTCTACCTTTAGCTCTTGCTTCACCTCTAGCCATTATACTTTCTACTAATAATTCCTCTTGCTTATATGCAGCAGCTTTTGCATTCTCTTGGAATTCTAATGCAGCTTGATCTTTAGCTCCTTCAACAGCTCCTTCATATAGTCGTTCAGACTTCTCGAATAGTTTTTGTTCATTCCTTACTTTTAATTGGTGTATCTGTAAGGCATGTTTATAAGTTCTTAGATTATTAGAATCTTTAAACTTAGCTAGTTTTTCTTCGTTACTCTTCTTTAAAAGAATTGAACGTAATATCTCATCCCTTTCAGCGATAAGCCTTTGCTTACCCATTTCCCAAAGAGGAAGATCGTACTGTTCGTACTTCATCTTCAGGAATGCTTCTTCTCTATTTCGTTGTTTCTTGGCTGATCTTCGGTTAAGCCAGCCACCTACTAGATTTGAAACTCCAGTAACAGCTGCTAATTTCCATAGAACCATATCTTAAGTCCTCCTATAAAATCGTGGTGAGTAGTTTCCTTCCCACATCATCGAATTAAGAGAGACGGGAAATGGTGAGTCATTAAATAATCTCACCTCTGTATTTTCAGTTCTTTGGTGGATTGGAACAGTAAAGATTGAGTGTTCATCCAATGGAACATCATTAGCTAAGTAGTTATCTGCAGTTACAACTGGATTGATGTTATACCATTCATCTCTACCTTTAACTTTTATCTTAAATCCCATCATTCCAGATAGACCAACTGCAAACTTCATACGAGCAAGAGTTACTGATGCGGTGTAATCAGCTTTTTGGTTTCCATCATAGAAATATGTTTTAGGTAGTTTTACATCAAAGTCATACCTATAACCAAGGATTACATTACTAGCTACACTTGTTAGATCCTTACCAGGTACTGAGAAATATGATCCTGTACCATCTGAACCTCTTCCTGGTGTAATA